CCGACCTGGTGCCCTGGGCGGTTGAGCGCGGCTTCATCGACGCTCCCGACGCCGATTCTTCCCCCAATCCGTCGCGCAAGGCCAACGGCCAGGCGACTCCTGCCATCGCCCAGGAGGCGAAGTAAGCCATGTCCGATACCGAGTATTTCTCCCTGCAGGGTCGTGTGTACCTGGGCCTGCGCAATGCCGACGGCAGCCGCGCACCGGCGCGTTGGGCGTATGACGCCAGCGTCCTCGAGCTGACCATGTCCAGCACTCGTGAAACCAAGAAGGAAAGCTGGTCCGGTGTGCGCGGTGTCGGCGCTACCATGACCACCGAGCGCAACCTCGGCGTCAATCTGACCCTGGGCCAGCTCAACACCGATCACCTGGCGCTGGCCACGGACGGCACCCGCATGGAGCTGGCTGCCGGCTCAGCAGCCAACGAGGCCATTGGTACGGTCAAGCCGGGCGATGTGGTCGCGCTGGAGTATGCGGCGATCAGTGCACTGGTTCTGGAGGGCGGCACCCCAGCCGCGCCGTTGGTGCTGGACACCGACTACACCGTCAACCTGACCACCGGCATCGTCACCTTCCTCACCGACAAGACGGCAGTGGTGGCCAAGACCTACGAGTACGCTGCGCACAGCCTGGTGAAGGTCTTCGAAAGCACCAAGTCCGAGTACTACGTGCTCTTCGACGGCGTCAACAGTGTTGATGGCACCACCATGCGCTTCCGCGGCGAGGTGCACCGCGTCACCTTCCCGGCCTCTGAGACGCTGTCGCTGATCAACGACACCTTCGGTGAGATTGCGCTCACCGGCGAAGCGAAGATCGACCCGGTGCGCCAGGCCGATCCGCGCTTTGGCCTGTACGCCCGTGCATTGCTGGTGGATGCAGCCTGATGGCCAAGGTGATCGGCAACGTCGGTCAGCAGCCCTCCGGATCCGGATCAACGGGTCCGGAGGCCGTAGCCAGCGAACTGGACGTCCTGGCCGGCCAGCAGCACGGTCAACTCGGCGGAAAGACCATCACGGTGCGCGAGTACGGCTTCTTTGAGGCCGCCCGCATCCTGCAGACCGCCGCACCGCTGGTTGCGGACCTGCAGCCGCTGTTCGAGGGCGCCGATCCGCCTTCCATGCTGCAAGTCATGGATGCACTGATGTCCCACCCGGATCTGATCCGGCATCTCCTGGCGTGCTCGATCGCGGCGCCGCCGGCTGATGCCAAGGATCACGCAGCCGAGGTTCAGGGGCAGGAAGCGTGGCTGGAGACACTCAACGAAACCGACGGCGAGCAGATGCTGCTGTTGTGGTGGCAGGCCAATAGCAGTTTTTTTCTCCGCCGCCTGCTTCGAAACGCCGTCAGTCAAAGGGAACCCCGGTCGGTTACGGGCGCGTCTTCACCGACCTGATCAACGCGGGCTACGGCCGCAGCTTCGGCGATATCGGTCGCATGACCAAGCGCCAGATATCCCTCGCTTGGGAGCACGTCCAGGCTCAGCAGCGGCGGGCGCGACGGGAGCGCATTACCGACGCCAACGCTGCTTATGCCGGCGGTAATCCGATGACCACCTTGCTGAAGGATCTGAAATAACAATGGCTTCCTCGCGCAACCTCGAACTGGCGATGCGTATCGCCCTGGACATCGAGCAGGTGCGCCAGGCGCTGCCAGTGGTCCAGAAAGGCCTGACTTCGGTCAAGGGCGCCGGCCAGGATGCCGGCGCCAGCCTGGGCGACGTCACGAAAGAGGCGAAGAAGGCCGCTGATGCCTTGGATAGGGCTGCCCGCAGCAGTACCGCCTCGGGCAGCCAAATGGAGGATGCTGGCCAGAAGGCGGCCGCCGGCGCAGCGGGCATGGCCACGGCAGGAGAATCAGCCAAGGCCATGTCGGCGGATGTGGCCACCGCCGCAGATCGCGTCCGAACGTCCGGCGCGGCAGTGCAGAAAACAGTGGCCGATGAGATCCGTCTGATCTCCGAGCTCGATGCACGTCTGGAGCGCGGCGCGGCGAGCATGTCCGATCTGGCCGACACCGAGGCGATGCTTGATCGGGTGATGGCGCGCGGCCTGATCACCACCGAGGATTACAACAGCGCGCTCAAGGCGCTGGATAAGCAGGAAGCGGGCCTGGCTCGGTCGGAGCAACAGCGTCAGCGCGCTGTTGAGGGCGCCCTGGGCCGCTATGACAGTGCATCAGTAAAGCTGCAGAAGCTGGAGCGGGACGAGCAGGAGCTCAAGGCGGCGGTGGATGCCGGCCGCATCAGCCGCGAACAGTACAACCGCGCCCTGGCGGGCATCAACGTCCAGCGCAACGCCGTCAAGGTTGCCGAAGCGACCAGCCGCAGCCTGGGCGCCGGGGCGATCTCGGCCGGCCAGTACCAGATGGCCATGCGCCAGCTGCCGGCGCAGATCACCGATATCACCACCAGCATCGTCAGCGGCATGCCGATCTGGATGGTGGCCATCCAGCAGGGCGGCCAGCTGAAGGATTCCTTCGGCGGTGTCGTGCCCGCCGCGCGCGCGCTCACCAGTGCGCTCAATCCCGCGGTGGTCGTCCTAGGCGGTGTGGCTGCCGGGCTGGGTGTTGTTGGCTTCGCCGCGCTGCAGGGATACAAGCAGCTGCGAGCCTTCGACGCTGCTGTGATCTCGACCGGCCATTCACTTGGCGTGTCCAGCGGTCAGCTCTATGCCCAGGCGAATGCCGTCGGTGCGGTCACCGGTGAGTACTCCGATGCCACAGCGGCCGCCCAACAGTTGGCGGCCAGCGGGAAGCTGACCGCCAACACCCTGTCTACAGCGATCAGCGTCGCAGTCAACCTGGCCAAACTGACAGGCGAGTCGATCGAGGGCACCACCGCCAAGGTGGCTGAGGTGTCCAAGGCCCCTTCGGCCACACTGGCCAAGCTCAACGAGCAGTATCACTTCCTCACTGCGGCGGTGTACGAACAGGTTCGGGCACTCGAGGACCAGGGCAAGGCGACCGACGCCGCCAAGGTAGCGCTGGAGGCCATCGCAAATGTCAGTGACCAGCGTGTCAAAGAAATGGAGTCGCGGGCCGGCTCTCTGGAGCGGGCATGGGATGCTGTTGCTCGTACGCTCAAGCGCGTGTGGCAAGGCCTGAAGGACATCGGTCGCACCGACTCCGAAGCGATGCTCCGCGCAGAAACTGCGGCGATGCGTGGTACGACCGAGCAATTACAGCAGGCGCTGAAGAACGGCAATGCTCCGGCGATCGGGTACTACTACGACCTGCAGATCAAGCAGATCGACCGGCTTCGCAAGGCTCGGGCAGCCTACGATCGTGACGTCAATGCCGCCGAGAGTGCCGGCCAGGCTCAACGGATCCAGGATGCTGGTGTCGAGGCGGCCAAGGCGATCGCGTCGGGTCTGGAAGAGGGCGCCAGCAAGGCGGAGAAGCTGAAGAAGGCGACCGAAGAGGTCGCCAAGCAGTTCCGCGAGTTGCGCAAAGCCAATCCAGGAAGTGATCTCCTCAAAGGCGTGACCTTTGGCGACGATGGCAGCGTCAGCGGCGGCGCCTACGACAAGCGGATTGCGCAGCTGCAGGAGAAGTTCAAAGAGCGCACCCGGAAAACGCCGAAAACGGAGAGTCAGAAGGATGAGGCTGCAGCTCAGCGGGAGCTGGAGCGACTCAAGCAGCAGATCGACCTGGTCGGCACCTTGGACGAGAGCCGTAAGAAGGCGACCGAGACTGCCCGCATCCAGGCCGCTATTGCGGAAGGCAACTTCCAGAATGCGTCGGCGAAGACAAAGCAGGAGTTGCTGGACGAAGCCAAGAAGCTGGATCTGGCCAACCTGCGGGTCGAGGCCGACCGCAAGATGCTGGATATCCGTGACCGCATTGTTGCTTTGCAAGGAAGGGGGCCTGATGCAGAGCTGGCCAAGACCACACGTGAACTGACCAAGCTGAAGGAAGAACTGGAGGCCGCCGGGCGGGCCGCCGACGCCGCGGATGTGGCCAAGCTCCTCAATCTGAGCAAGGCAAGCACCGAACTGAAGAATCTTCAGGACACCTACAACCAGGTGATGGCGGGCATTGCGCTCGGGCAGCAGAGAATCCAGGTAGAACTGGAGGCGGGGCTGATTACCCAAGCTGATGCACAGCAGCGTGTGGTTGATCTGTATCAGCGTCAGAGCGTGGCTTTGCGGGATCTCGTTCCACAAATGCGGGCAGCAGCAACTGCACTCGGAACGCCGGAGGCGATTGCCGCGGTCGATCAGATCGACCTGAAGCTGAAAGAAATGGTTCAGACCACGAACCTACTTCAGCAAACCGTTAGGACCACGCTTCAGACCGGCTTCAAGGAAGCTTTCATGTCGCTGGCCAATGGGAGCGCCTCGTTGACCGACGCGGTTCGCGGGTTCTTCCTGTCCGTCTCCAGCGGCTTGGCTGAGTTTGTGGCCGATCAATGGTCACAGGCCTTGGCCAATCGAATCACCTCAATGGTGTTCGACAAGGGCGTCGATGTCGGAACTGAAGCGGCCGCCGCAGCTGCGACGCAGGCATCAGCCGCAGCCTTATCGACTGCGGCCGCGGGTGTCACCGCCGGCGCCGCGGCAGTTACCACGAGCGCGGCCGCTCTTAATACCTCTGGTTCCGGCCTGATCACCGGAGCATCCGCAGTGACGGCAGCGGCCATCCAGATGCAGGCTGCCGCACAGGCAATGGCCGCGGCCTCGGCCGTGAAAGCGGCTGCAAGCTACGCGGTCGGCGGTTACACCGGTCCCGGCAGCAAGTATCAGGAGGCCGGCACGGTCCACGCAGGTGAATTCGTCCATCGCCAGGAAGTGGTGCGCCAGCCCGGTGCCCTGGCGTTCCTCTATGACTTCAATCGGGTGGGTATGGCAGCGCTTGAACGATGGCGCGGTTATGCCGACGGAGGACATGTGGCATCGATGCCCATGCTGCAGCGCTCCCCTGTGTTCACCAGCCCAGCCTCGGCGCCACCGAGCACCGCGGCGCAGTTGGGCCTACGCGTGATCAATCAGGTGTCGCCGGATCTTCTCGACCAGTACCTGGACGATCCCGGTAGCGACACCACCGTCATCAACAAGATCAACCGCAACTCTGCGGCGATCCGCCAAGTATTGGGACTCTGAACATGGCCTGGGCAACCGACACAGCAGCCAACATCACCGACCTCATGGCCCGCCTGCGGGACTTCCTGACCACCAACGCCGCCCTGGTGGCAGCGAACCAGCAGTGGCAGGTGGTGGGCGGCGTTGCCAGCGGCCCGATCGCGGCCAACGATTTCGTGTCACTGAAGGGCCGTGGGCTCTCCGGAGAGGATGAGATCTACGTATCGCTGCAGGCGTGGGTAGTGCCGGCCAGCAACTACTACAACATGCGCATGCGCGGCCACACGGCGTACAACCCAGATCTGCCAGGCATCCTCACGCAGCCCGGTGCGAATTCCAACTACGTGTCGATCCTCGGCGTCAACTCACCCATCAAATACTGGTTTATTGCCAACGGCCGCTGCTTCAAGGTGATCACCCGCATCAACGGGCGCTATGACGCTCTGTATGCAGGTTTCATCCTGCCGGAGCACCTGCCGGGCGACTGGAGCTACCCGCTTTTCATCGGTGGCTCTTTCCTGGGCAGCAACGGCGTAGCGTCGTTGGATACCTACGAGCATTCCAATTTCTGGAATGCGATCGCGGATGGGCAGAGCAATACCGCGTTGAGTCAAGGCTATCTCTTCACGCCGATGCAGGCGTGGCTACCAGTTCGAAATGGGTACAACACCACGAACACGGCCACGGGCCGCATCACGATGCCCTGGAACCCATACGTGGGTAATCAGAACGTCCGCAGTTGCTTGGATGGTCAGCGCTGGCTACAGCGCGGTCAGCTTATGGCGGTCGGCTGGACCTCGGGCAGCGTTGATCGGGGGTCGCGCGTCAGCGAGGTTCCGGAGGGCGGGCAGTTCTACGGCAGCTTTGACGGCGTCTTCTACACGCCGGCCTTTGGGGCCACGGCTGAACAGATCGCCACGGTGAACAGCGTGGACCACCTGCTAGTGCCCAATGTCTATCGAACAGGCGATGGGCAGTACGCCGCATTTGCTCTGGAGTAAGAGATGGCCTACGCCGAATTCACCAACGTCCCCAACGTACAGACTCTGATCGACCTGGTGGTCCAGTTCGCGCAGGCAAACGGCTGGACCGTCGAGCGCAACAATCTGGTCGGTGCCAATCGCACCGCCACGCTCCGTATTCCTGGCGTCTCTGACTACGTCCATCTTTTCAACACCGACCAGCTGAGCCTGAGATCTCGCATCTCGATTGGCTATGACGGGAGCGCAACACCGTCGGTACAGCCGCTCGTGTCCCCGCGCGACATCTTGACGTACGAGCTGGCTGGGCCATTCCCACGTTTGAAGCTATTCGCCAACGGCAACGCGATCCACGTCGCCATCGCACAGGCCGTTGCCGGCGAGTACCGCCATCACACCTTCGGCGTTCTTGAGAAGGCAGGCGCGTACGCGGGCGGCACGTACGTCGACGGAACCTACTGGGCGCGAACGGGAAGCTATAGCGGGATGCTGGCATCGAATGGCAGCAACGTTGTTCTCTTCGGCCACAACACCAGCACCACGGGGTGTGGGCACGTGCGTGCGGATTCGGCTGAGGATGGCCGCGCCAACAGCTACAGCAGGATCTGCAACTACTACAACAGCACGCTGGATGCCGAGGGTCAGGCAGGATCGGGGGTCGGATCTATCTACCAGTCGACCACTTCCTCCAGCTACGACAGCATGTGGTTGGGCTACGCCCTGGGAGGTTGCGACGAGAACACTTTCTCTGGCCGCAGCGTGCTTCATCCGATCCAGTTGAGCATTCGCCGCCCCGGTACCGGTGTGTACCTATCACCGATCGGGCGAGTGTCTGGACTTCGTGCCTGCTACCTGGAAAAGCTCGAGCCCGAGCAGGAGATCACCATCGGCGAAGACACGTGGATGGTATTTCCGTGGCTGCGCAAGCTGGCCATGAGCAGCGTCACCAACGCGCCGCCGGCCAGCGGCAACTATGGCTGGGCCGTGAAGAAGTCCTGATGGCCATCATTCTCACCACGCAGAGCAGCACAGGGCCCAACTGGCGCAGTGGCAATCTGGCGATACCGCGCACCCGCATTCCTCTCCAGTTTCGCGGCGCAGCTGCACGGCTGGGTTTCTACGCCGGGTCGACCAAAGAATCGACCATCGAGGAACCCGAACAGCGATCCAGCGGCCCCCAACAGCGCACATCGTTCGATGACTGGTACTACCGCATCCACGTGCTGCCCCTGCGCATTGACCTGGGCAACCTGGTCACCAACCAGGTGCGCTACGTCCAAGTGTGGAACGCGTACCTTCAGCAGCAGACCCTGGCCTCGGTGACACTTGAGAACGGCGAAGGCGTTGAGCTGGTAGGTCCTGGCGCCCCGCCGTTGGCATTCTCGGCCCTGCAGCTGCGCCGTTGGCAGCTGTCGGTCACGACAGAAGGCCCGCCGGTAATCGCGGCGTCGCTGTCTTACGACTTCGTCGCCCTGGGGCGCCGCACCGTCACGATTACCGGCAATCGCATGTCGGCGTGGATGCTGCCGCCGGATTGGGAGCGGCCTGTCACCGAAACGCTGGCCTGGGCGACCGACGTCCAGCAGTCGATCGGCGGCGGCGAAGCCCGATTCCCATTGCGTGGCTCGCCGAGGCGCTCTTGGGAGTTCAGCGTGCTGGCCGACCGGCGCGAGCGCCAGGTGCTTGAACACGCACTGTTCGACTGGTCGGCACGTACCTGGGCGCTGCCGGTGTGGAACGACGTGTCGTGGCTGAGTGCGCGCCTGGCGCTGGGCGTGCAGTCCATTCCGGTACAGGCCGCCACGCAGCGCGACTACCGCCCAGGCGGCCTGGCTATGCTTTGGAAGGACGTCACCACCTACGAGCTGGTGGAAGTGGCCGACATTGCCGCCGACAGTCTGCAGCTGGCTCGCCCCACGGCCAACGCCTGGGCACCTGGCACACGGGTGCTGCCCTGCAGGACAGCTCGTATTGCCGAGACCCCCAGCCTTGAACGGGTGACTGACCAGGTCATGCGGTCGACCGTGCGCCTGGCTGCGGTGGAGACCTGCGACTGGCCGGCAGCGGCGCCGGCGGCGGTCTATCGCGGTCGACCTGTGCTGGAGCAGCGCCCCGACCTCGACCAGGCGCAGACGGCCGAGTTCGGCCGGCAGCTGGTGGTGATCGATGGCGATATCGGCCCAGTTGCCGTCGATGACATCACCGGCAAGGTATGGCCACTGCAGTCGCACGCCTGGCAAACCTGGGGGCGCACCGAGCAGTCCAATCTGCGCAGCCTGCTGTACTGGTTGCAGGGCCGCGCGGCTGCGCTGTGGGTGCCGTCTTGGGCCGATGACCTGGAGCTGGTCGAGCCAGCCCTGACCACCTCCAGCGGCATCGTGGTGGCTTGGGCAGGCGTGGCCCGCTTCGGGCGCGCCCAGGCAGGCCGTCGTCACCTACGCATCGAGCTGTTCAGTGGCCAGGTGCTGTACCGGCAGCTGATCGAGGCCACAGAGATGGATCCACAGCGGGAGTTCCTGCAGCTTGACGCGCCGCACGGCATCGCCCTGCAGCCGAGTGCCATCCGCTTGATCAGCTGGATGGTGCTGGCCCGCCTCAGTTCCGACACCGTGGAGCTGTCCCATGAAACCGATGGTGAGGGCGTCGCGCGTTGCCGCGTGTCTTTCGCCGGCATTGGCGCTGAGGAGAGCGAACCGTGAGCCTGTTCTCCCGCCATGTTGAGCTGTATGAGTTTGGGCGTGGTTCCCAGCGCTGGCGCTACACGTCTAGCGATCGGGTGGAGATCTACGACTCGCAGTCGTTCAGCCCCGAGGCAATCAAGCGCGGCCGACTTGGCCAGTCTGCCCAGGAGGCCAGATCCAATCTTGAGGTGACCGTACCGCTGTCCCTCACGTTGGCGTCAGTGCTGCGGCCATATCCGCCGACCGATCGGATCATCGTTCGGTGGCGGCGGATCCGGAAGAGCGACGGCGCGATCCGCGGAACCTGGAATGGCGTGCTGAGCGACTTCAGCGAGCGACAGAATGATCTGATCCTGACCTGCCAGAGCAATGCCGGCGCCGCCGCGACGAACGGCCTTCGCCGATGCTGGCAGGCGCAGTGCCCGTTCGCGCTGTTCGATGCCGATTGCGGCCTGAATCCGGAGCTGTTCCGAGTCGATGGTGTGTTGTCGGCCGCATCCGCTCAGACGATCACGTCCACTGCCTTCGCGGCGAAGCCGGACGGTTGGTTCGTCGGCGGCTTCATCAAGTGGGTGCAGGGCACAGCCATCGAGTACCGCTTCGTGGTGGGCCATGTTGGCCCGACCCTCACCTTGCTTACCGCAGCGCCGCTCGCTGCGGGCGCACTGGTGTCTGCCTACCCCGGCTGTGGCCATGCCTTGCAGATCTGCCACGAGAAGTTCAACAACGCACTGAACTACGGCGGCCAGCACACCATCCCGCCGAAGAACCCCTTCGGACCTGACCCCATCTTCTAAAGGAGCCTCCCATGTGGGTTCAAATCGTCGTAATGATCGTGGCGCTGATCGTCAGTTACGTGATGCGCCCGAAGCCTACGGTTCCGAAGCCGGCCGCCTTGGAGGACTTCAATGTCCCCACCGCCGAGGACGGTCGCGAGTGCAGCATGGTCTTCGGTACGAACTGGATCGATGATCCCAACGTGCTGTTCTACGGCGATCTGCGCACCACGCCGATCAAGGTCAAGGGTGGCAAGAAATGAAGTTCCAGATCAAGCGGGTCCTCCGGCGCTACTGGTTCGGGCACCCGATCTTCTTCGAATGCCACCGTGAGGGGTACGGCTACCGCCGTTGCTGGCTCTGGGTCGATTTGGTCGTGGACTACCGCTATTTCGTGGATGGCCGCGAGGTGGCGCTGTGGTGATGGTAACGGTCGAACACGCGCGCGCGGCCAAGCTGGGCGAGCAAAGCGGTGTGCTTTGTGCCGCCGGCATCCGCACCTGGATGGATCGTCACGGCCTGGATCTGCGTCGCTTCCTGGATGAAGGCCTGCCGGTAGAGCAGTTCGAAGCGCTGGACGACGCCTTCGCACGGCGCCTGGCAGCGATCGCCCGCGAGGAGGCTGGCCGTGGGTAGTGGCAAGAAACAGACCGTCGGCTATCGCTACTACATGGCCCTCTATATGGGCGAATGCCTCGGCCCGGTGGACGCGCTGCGGGAGATCCGCGTAGGCGACCGCAAGGTCTGGGACGGTAGCGCGCAAACGGCGTGGACCAAGGTGCTCGGGATGAACATCCCCAGGACGGTGCCTGCCACCGGCCCGATTACCGCATCTCGATCGATCACGATCCTGGCGCCGGAGATCTTCGGCGGCGACAAGGGCGAAGGCGGCATCGTCGGCACACTGGAGGTGCGCATGGGCGAGCCCGCCCAGATGCCAAGCGCCTATCTGCAGTCGCTGGTGCCCGGCCCGTGGCCAGCTGCCCGTGGCCTGTTCACGACGGTTTTCAATGGCCAGGTGTCGGCCATGAACCCGTACATCAAGAATTGGACGAAGAAGGTCTCGCGCTGGCGCCAAGGCTGGAAGAAGGGGCTTTGGCAGGGCGACCTGGTGCAGATCGATGAAGGGATGAACCCGGCCCACATCATCTATCAGGTGCGCACGGAGGGCATGGGCCACCCGATCGACGTGATCAACGACGAGAGCTTCCGCAAGGCGGCACAGACGTTGAAGAACGAAGGGTTCGGCCTGTGCCTGAAGTGGTCCCGATCAGTCCCTGCAGGCGAGTTCATGGACATGGTGTGCGACCACATTGGTGGCATGCGCATCGAGGATCCGGTGACCGGGCTGACCGAGCTGGTGCTGGTGCGGCCGGACTATGACCCAGCCACCCTGGAAGAGATCGGTCCGGCGAACATCATCGAGCTGCTGGAGTGGCAGCAGCCGATGCTGGAAGGCAGCGTCAATGAGATCACAGTCGTCTACCGGGATATCGCCACCAACAAGGACGCAGCTGTCACCTACCAGAATCTGGCCAGCGTTCAGGCGCAGGGCCGGGTCGTCAGCAGTCGCAAGAACTATCCCGGCCTGTGGAATGCGGCGCTCGCGGGCCGGGTTGCGGCGCGCGAAGTGGCGGCAGTGAGCAGCTTGCCCTGCAGGGTGAAGATCCGGGTACGCCAGGACGCCGGCCCCTTCAAACGCGGGCAAGTGCGTGCCCTGTCGTGGCCACGGCGCGGCGTTGCTCGCATGCCAGTGCGCATCCTGGACGTCGACGATGGCACTCAGACCGAGACGGCCGTGGTGTTGACCGTCGTCCAGGACGTCGCCGGCATGGCCGCTGCCAGCTACATCCAACCTTCAGAGAACGCCTGGGTGGAGCCGGATACCAAGCCCAAGCCAGTCACTGTGCAGCGCCTGCAGGAGGCCAGCTACCGCGACCTGGCCACGACGCTTGGGGCATCGGAGCTGGCTGCTGTGTCGCCTGACGTCGGCTACCTGACTTCGATCGGTGTACGGCCGACCTCGGTGGCGTTCGGCTACACGCTGCAGACCCGGCTGGGAAGCGCGCCGTTCGCCGAGGCGGGCGCAGCCGACTTCGCCCCCACTGGTCTGCTGATCACCTCAATGACGGCGACCACAACGGCGATCGCGCTGTCCGCCGGCGTCAGCCTGGACATGATCGAGGTCGGCACCGAAGCGCTGATCGATGACGAGCTGGTTCGCGTGGTCTCGATCGACCCGGTGGCCGCGACGCTGACCGTGGCCCGTGGTTGCGTGGACACGGTGCCGATGCCGCATGCCGTGGGCACGCGGGTGTGGTTCACCGACGAATACGTCGGCTTCGATGGGCGCGAGTACTTGGCCAACGAGTCGCCCCAGGCGAAGCTGATCACCCGCACCAGCCAGGGCGAGCTGAATCCGGATCTGGCTACGACGATCGGGCTGACGCTGCAGCGTCGCCAGATCCGGCCCTATCCGCCCGGCCGCTTGCGCGTGCAGGGTGAGGCCTACCCGCCGGAGCTGTGGACCTTCGGGACCGAGCTGACGGTGCAGTGGGCGCACCGCGATCGCATCCTGCAGGCCGACCAGCTGGTCGACACCACGCAGGGCAACATCGGGCCGGAGCCTGGCACCACCTACACCGTTCGCTGGTACCTCGCCGGGGCATTGGTGCGGACGCAGGCCGCCATCAGCGGCACGACCGACACCTACACGCCGCCCGCCGGCAGCGGTGGAAAGCAG